GTCAGCCGCTCATTGACGAAATGAAACGGTCTGGTATATTTGTCCAGGACTTCGCGCCGGGCAAAGGTCAAGACAAGATTGCCCGGGTGAATGCAGTGTCAGACATGTTTGCCGCCGGACACGTATGGTTCCCAGAGACCGCTTGGGCAGCTGCTACGGTTGAAGAGATTTTGGCGTTTCCCGCAGGCGAGAATGATGACGAGGTGGACGCAATGACGCTGGCACTGATGCGTATCCGCAAAGGCGGCTTGCTTGATCTGTCCACCGACAAGCACGACAACACGCCGTTCCAAGCCCCGCGCAGGCCGGCGTACTATTAAGGGAACACCATGGAAAAAAGCATCTACGCCGCCCCGCTGGGCCTCGACTCAATCGTCCCCGACGAGTTTGATCAGGGTCCGGCCCTCGAAATTGAGATTGAAGACCCTGAGGCCGTGCACATTGGCATGGACGGGTTGGAGATTGATCTTGAGCCCGGCGGGGCTGAGGTAGAGCTGGAGCCGTTCGACGCCAACCTGGCTGAATACATGGACGAGGGCGAGCTGCAAAAGGTCGGCTCTGAAATCATGGAGCTGGTCGAGGCAGACATCACGTCTCGCAAAGACTGGGTAGAAATCTACGTGAAGGGCCTTGAGGTCCTGGGGATGAAGTATGAGGAACGTACGGAACCGTGGAATGGCGCTTGTGGTGTATTTTCGACGCTTCTCACGGAGGCCGCTGTCCGCTTTCAGAGCGAGACGATTATTGAAACGTTCCCGGCCGCTGGCCCCGTTAAAACTGAAATTGTTGGAGCGATCGACCGCCTCAAAACGGAAGCCGCCGAGCGTGTTCGGGACGACATGAACTACCAGCTCACCGAGGTGATGACTGAGTATCGCCCCGAGCATGAGCGCATGCTGTTCAACCTGGGCCTGGCAGGTGCAGCGTTTAAGAAGGTGTATTACGACCCGAGCCTTGAGCGCCAGGTCGCCATCTTTGTGCCGGCTGAAGAGCTCATCATGCCGTACGGCGCGGCCAACGTCCGTAGCTCAGAGCGCGTATCGCACCTGATGCGCAAAACCAAGAATGACATCCGCAAGCTGACGGTGGCTGGGTTCTACGTAGAAGCCGACCTGGGCGAGCCCATGACGCTCACCACCGACATCGAGAAGAAGAAAGCGGAAGACCAAGGTTACTCCCTGACTGACGATGACCGGTATCACGTCTACGAAGTCCACCTGGACTACGACCTGCCGGGCTACGAAGACCCTGATGAGATCGCGCGCCCCTACGTCATCACCATCGACAAGGGCACCAACAAGGTCCTGGCCATCCGCCGTAACTGGGACGAGGCCGATCCCAAGAAACTCAAACGACAACACTTTGTTCAGTATGACTACGTTCCTGGTTTTGGCGCTTACGGTTTTGGCTACATTCATCTTATCGGTGGGTATGCAAGAGCCGGTACTTCTCTCATTCGCCAGCTTATTGATGCTGGTACTCTGTCTAACCTTCCCGGAGGACTGAAGTCCCGCGGTCTGCGCGTGAAGGGTGACGACACCCCGATCGCTCCCGGAGAGTTCCGTGATGTTGACGTGCCCAGCGGCTCGATCAAAGACAACATCATGGCGCTGCCATACAAAGAGCCAAGCCAAGTGCTGGCCGGGCTGTTGGACAAAATCACCGAAGAAGCACGTCGCCTGGGCTCGATCGCCGACATGAACGTGTCTGACATGAGCGCGAACGCTCCGGTGGGTACCACGCTGGCCCTGTTGGAACGCCAGCTCAAGACCATGTCTGCCGTGCAGGCGCGCGTGCACTACAGCATGAAGCAGGAGTTCAAGCTCCTCAAAGGCATCATCCGCGACTACGCTCCCAAAGAGTATGAGTTCGACCCCGCCAGCGGCGACCGCATGGCCAAGCAGGCGGACTATGACTCGGTGGACGTGATCCCGGTGTCCGATCCCAACAGCGCCACCATGGCGCAGCGGATCATGCAGTACCAAGCTGTGATTCAGCTGGCCCAGGGCGCCCCTCAGATTTATGACTTGCCCGTGCTGCACCGCCAGATGATCGAGGTGCTGGGCATCAAGAACGCTGACAAGCTGGTGCCGATCGAGGACGACATGAAGCCGCGCGACCCTGTGTCGGAGAACATGGCCTTCCTGACAGGCAAGCCCACCAAGGCGTTTATCTACCAGGACCACGATGCGCACATCGCTGTGCACATGGCCATGCTCCAGGACCCCATGCTCATGCAGCAGATCGGCCAAAACCCTGAAGCGCAGAAGATGCAAGCTGCCATCATGGCCCACGTGAGTGAGCACCTGGCGTTTGCGTACCGCAAAAAGGTCGAGGAGCAGCTCGGCCTGCCCATGCCCAAGCCGGACGAGGAAATGCCGGAGGAGCTGGAAGTGGG